AAAGCCTCTCCCGCTGTTGTTCCGTCTTCTAAACCAATGAAATCAATATCGGCCGCATCTTTATAGACAAGTTGACCTTTCTCTAAGAACTCAAAATAAGATTTTAAGAAAGAGATAAATCGAGGTGCTTCGTCCTGATAAAATTCAGGTAGGAGCTCCTCGACTTGATCGGCGATTCTGTCATAAAAGATAGGCATACTATATTAATTTATTATGCTATTGCGCAGCCTTGTTGTGCTAAACAAACCCATGTAGATCCGTTGTAGTACAATATAGCTGAATCACCAACTGCGTCAAAAGTTAAAGTTGTTCCATTAGCAAAAGCTGCTGGTGTAACAACTGATGTTTGACCAGATGAAGACTCTACTTTAGTGTAAAGAATTTTAATCTGACCTGCTGTTCCAGCTGCTAGAGTAACAGCATTGTTACCAGAGTTATCAGTATTTGTAGTAAACGCTGTAACTGCAGAAGTAACATTAGCTGCTCCAGCTCCTGTTAAAGATTGTTCTGCTTGGGCGAACGCTAAGAAAGTTGGAAGGTAGTTAAGTAAATTAGCTACTGTCAATTTCTTATTAACTGGAGTTCCTGAAGGATCATCAATTACATGCAACAAGTCTTCACCTGCTACGCTTGTGCTTAAATCCGTAAGCGCGGTTATTTTTTTATCTGCCATTTTAGTTTCCTCTTAAATAAGCATTGTTAAAACCCTCACCATGAGGGAATTCTACTCCATGCATATACATGGATCATAGTTTAGGAGTAACTAGATGAGGTTGTATAACCAACTCCAGCACTCGTTTCACCACTTGCTACTGTATCTGCTACACCCGTAGCTGATATTTCAGAAGCAGTGATATCCAACAGTTGATTTCTAGTTGAAACAATATCGTTAGAACTAGGAATTACTGTGAAATCTATAGATGTATCTGTATTAGATGTTGAACTGTATGTCAACGAATTAATACTTACTACACCTGTTGAATATGTTAAGGTTCCTGCTGTATTATCTGAATACACTCTTGTAGAACCATCTAAATAAAATCTTCTTACATTTCCTTCACCATCATCATCAAAGAAATAATTGTTCGCGTCTCCTGATATAAAGAATCCTGTTGTAGTCAATATACCTCCACCCGTTTTATTGTGTCCAGTATGTGGGTTATAAAATTTATTACCAAAATCTAATTTAATTGACGAAGCTGTTCCGTCAACTGTAGCTACATAATTTTTTCTTAATTTAATATTAGTTATATTAGAAAGAATTGAATTTTCTATTCCGTCTATCTTAGAAGTTAATTGTGAATGTCTAAACAAAGTATCGAATCCGGATAAGTTATTATTGTCATAAGAGATAATTGCCGCTTTAACTAATGTCTCTAAAGCTGATTTAGTTTGAGAAGTTTTCGTTGGGTCATATTTAAAATTACTACTAATAAGAATTTGTAGTATTTCTGAATCAACAACTTCTGGTCTAACTGTTAATATACTTAACTCACTTAAATCATTTTTTAATTGTGTCTTTTCAGCTGTTGTTAAATTATTCGAATATTGTGATGGTTTTAGAGAGACAAACACTTTACCATATTGAATAGGATCTGCATCTTCTCCTCCCCATACTGCAATTGAATCTGCTCCGGGATATAGTTCTTGTAATTTAGCTTTATAGTCTTGAACTGTAACTAATCTATTTTGTGAAGTATAGAATTTGGATGCTGAGAATTTAATTTGATCTGTTGTTTCTTTTCCCTTACCACCTGAAGCACTAACTGTATTTGTAAATACGATATCTGAATTACCATTGATAGAATCAACCATACTGAAAGCTTTGGCTCCATTGGCATGGACGGTATCTGTAACTAAGTATGATATACTAATTTGATCACTATCTTTTGGTTCTGCACCTATTATACCATCTCCGAAATAAATTTCAAATAGTCCGTCATCATTTTCTTGAACATAAAACACATTTGAAGTTGAGTTAATACCTGTTAAATCACCAGCTCTAGTCCACGCGGTTACTGTATTGTTTGAAGTAATATTTACAGAAATAGTTGAAGTATCAACATATGCATTCAACAGTGGAAATCTTTGGTTTGAAACTTGACTATTATATCTATAGATATCTGATACCAACTTACCTTGATATATATTTAAACCACTGAATGTAAAAGTATTTCCTACAGGTGTAATTGTTGTGTTATCTAAAGCTATAAAGGTAAATTGAGACCCATCAAATACTGTAGAAAATTTATGTCCCCTATTAATAGTTAAAGATGATGGTGTAGAACCAGATACTTGTGGACTAGTAACTGTTAAATCAAAAGTTGCTTTCGCGGCTGTTCTTGATGCTGGTGTATAACCCAATTCTTTAGCTCTAGACACCACATTCTTTCTTATCTGTGCTGTGTCTAAGAACATCTCTGATGCTACCATATTAGCATTAAATGCAGATGTGTGAGCTGAGTATGCTAATAAATCTAAAATAATAGAAATATTAGATCCCTCGAAATCATAATCTTTTAATGTGTCTTGACCTCTTAAATATTCTTTAAGACTAGTTGATACTTGATCAAAGTCTAAATCTGTTATGTTAATGTTTGAACTTTTTATTGTTGCCATGTTATCTTACTCTCTGTAATACTAAGTCTAATTTATGATTTCTAGAATTATTTCTTATATTGAAAAATAATGTAATATTCATGGTATTATGTGAAACTCTTGAATCTATTCCTTTAATAACACATCTAGGTTCAAATTTTTCAATAACATTTTTTATTTCATTTCTCAATAGTTTAGTCTCTCCATTGTCTAATTCAAACAATAGTCCTCTAAGATTAACTCCTAAACTAGGTTTAAAAGGTCTCTCATAAACATTTGTTGAAAGTAGATTTTTAAGACTTCTCTTGATGGCGTTAATATCATATTTCATTAAAATATCACTACTTTCGGGATGCAAAGTAAAGTTAATATCAATATCTGAGAACCATCTCTTGGATACTCTTGAACTTTTATTTTTAGTGTTATATTGTGCCATACTATTATTTATGTCTCTTATATTATTTGTTTAACCATTATCCTACACCAGGTAGTGTTGAACCAGCTGATGAACCAGATGCGATTGGGTGAGTATGAGTTGCAAGAGTTGATGTTCCACTTGTAATTATTGGTGCTATTACTGATGCTGCTGTTACTGCTCCTGCTGTGAGTGCACCTGCATGAGTCCATACACCAGAAGAAGTTATTGCTGCAGAAGCTATATTTACAGCGGGAGATGCTAGATTAATCATTCCGGCCGGTGCTGCTACATTTACAACTCCAGCTAGAGCAGATAGACTCAATGCACCTGTAAGAGATGTTATTGTTGTATTCATACCAGAGGTTATTGTTGTGTTTCCAATTCCAGTTGTTATATTTGTTCCACCAGCTAGAGTTGTTACATTTGTACCCATTTCAGAAATTATATTAACGCTTCCACTTTTGAGCTTTGTTCCACCAACGACCCTAATATTAACTTGTGCATCGGCGGCTAAGGACATAACTGCACCCATTGTTGCACCTGCAACTCCTCCTATCACTTCACCACTTATTGCTTCAGCTGCTTTAGCTCCGGCTTCTTCACCAAGAACAGTAGTTACTGCTTCACCAACTTTCTCACCAACTACCGCTTTCAAGCCTTCCACTGAGGTTATAGCTTCTCCCATAATTGATTCAAGTTTTTCTTCCATTGCTTTTACTACAGCTGTCTCTTTTATAACTTCGGTTAGTTTGTCTTTTGCTATTTCTATACCTTTTGCCATTACTACATCTTTAGCATCAGCACCAGATAATACACTTGTTAATACATCTTTAACATCACTATTAAATTCTTTTCCAGTATGTTCCTCAAGTTGAGATATTACACTTTCAGCTCCAGCTGCTCCACCTTTAACTCCTTCTACTACTCCAACTATAGTTTGGAATTGTTTGAATGTCTCATCATTTTTTAATTCATCATAAGATTTTGTGAAAGATTCGGTTGCTTCTCTTGTAGCATCTACAATTTTATCTCCCATGGTCTTTCCATGAACCACCTCGGTGGCACCACTCTCATCAAGATTATCTAACAACATTTCTGATTTTTCAGGTGCAGTATCTGGTTCTTCGGACTTTGTAACTTCTTCTTCTGTAACACCAGCGTCTGTAAGTATTTTCTTTGCGGCCTCTGTAAGATTACCATCTTCATCTACTAAATCTGTAGTCCCAGCATCTGCAACAGCTACTGAACCACCTGCGGTAGCAATAGCATTAGCTGTAAGACTCTTTCCTACTACAACATCAACAGTGCCTTGAATTTTAACTGTATCAGAATCAAGAATTAGTGTATACTTATCTTTAACTATCTTCTCTACATAAGTTCCGTCTTTATCTATTTCTACTCTTGTGCCTGTTCTATGATATGCATGAAGTCTCTCATGATCTGGAGTATCATCAATCTCAATTACATGGCCTGATTCTGTTTCATGAACATGATTAAATGGATATATTGGTTTTACATAATTGTCTCTGTTTGGTTCACCTTTAGCTAAATCGATTACTGGATATTCATCAGTCAATCCTCTTGCTAAGAAGTTTACATCTGATTTTTTAAAATATTCTTCTTTAGGATATGATTCACCCGCAGTCTTTCCTGGTCTTCTTGGAGATTCATCTAATGCTAAAGTTAATCCGTAAGTCCTAGTTAAATTGTCTACTGGAGCCGATGTTGGTCCGTCTGGAGTATCTTTATAAGAAGTTTCTGTATCTCGTCTAGGGTCATTAAATCCATATATGGGCGCTCTATCAACAAATGTAAAATTTCTTGTGTTCTTTGTATCTATTGTTTCATCAACTTTATAATATGATTGGGCCGCTCCAATAAATGAACCCATAACTACAGGGTCTTGTTGAGTTGCACCATCTCTATAAAATCCCATTACAGTGCTACCTTCAACTAGGCCATGAGTTGTTGTTCCTAGTCCAGAAAGAGAAGGTGAAGTTGTAGGCATCATCACTTCTGACCATGGTAAATCTGGAGTTCCTATTAACTTCTTATCATCTGTATGAGCTCCGAATATTCTAACACGAACTCTATTTAACTTCTTAGGATCATTTCTGTCTTCAACTATTCCTGTAAACCAAACGAAACCATTTTTTCCTTGAAACATTATGTACTCTCCGGTTCTGGTGGTCCTACAAAATTAATAAAATGGTGATACTGAGAAGCTGGCCGTTCTGGCACGACAGTCTCTATGTTATTTGTTACTGAGTCCTTCATACAAGTTATATTTGTTTCCATATGTGCTTGTGTAAAAGTCCACTGAATTTTTTTTATTAAATGTTTACCTGAATAAAACATAGGCTCCCACTCCTCTTGTGGACCTTCAGGTGAGGGTAATGGAATTTTTAAATTAATTAATTGACCGGTCGATATATCTGATCTATTTGATATTAAACATTGAATTGTATGATACTTCATCAGCTGTGTCACAGCTAGTTGTGTTTGAGAAGCACCTAGATGTGCATCACTATTTACGCCCTTTATGTTATCTTCTTTGTCATTAATGTATGAGGGTGAATACAATAATAATTGTGTTGCCTCCGGATATGATGTTAATGGATCATAGTATGCATACACTCCACGACATTCTAGATCAGCTGACGGATCCTTCGAGGCCAAACCAATGTGTAATTTTTCTCCAGACTGCCTTATAAAAGGATGAGGCTCCATACTATTCTCTCCTGTTCCGGAATAAAATCTTTCTAATAGATTATATGATTTCTCTTGATAATATTTATGAGTGCTATTTACAGTTGTTAAAGTTGATCCAAATAACCCATTACTAATACCTTCTAGAACATTAGCACTAGTAGGACTAACATAATGCACGATTCTTCTCCCATGTCCTACCTCTCCTGTGACCTCACCTTTATCAGATATCAATACTTTAGGTTCACCAGAAAACTCCCGCGCGTCTTGTTCTGAATAATTTACATTTGTATATACAAATGGATCACCTCCAAGGTAATCTATATTATACATCTGTCTTAACGAGTGCAGTCTATATCCTCCTCTTGCAGTCTGATGGAAGTAATATGAATCTGTTAGATGACTGTCGTAGTCATTATCTTGTGCTTGTGAACATAAAAAAGAAATTGTATCAAGTACAGTCCAATTCGGTATAACTATATGAGCTTCTTGCTTTGATTTTGCTCTTCTGTCAAAATGAGGAACCATCTTAGCTGGTGGCTCTAATGGATCAAAGGGGTCCTGTGAAATACCCAGTTTATCTTCAGCGATCTTTGCAACATTATCTAATAGATTCCCATTAAATGCTTGGCTAATTCTTATTCGTTTTGCATCTATTAATTCGGGAGACGCAAACAAACATTTAAATGTTTGTACATTCTGTCTATCTCTAACCACATCACCAATACGATAAATTCTAAATAATTGATCTATTATGTCATTTTCAGAATCTGCTCCAGGGTGATAAAATCTTATACGAAGCGATTCTTGACCTGTCATCTTTGCTCTTTCTAACTGACCGGTGGAATCAATTAACATAAGTTCACCAGTTAAAAAGGGATTTTCTATATCTTCTGTTATTAAACATTGTTTGAAGGAATCTCTACAATCATAAGATACTCCTTCATTATTTACAATAGTCAATACTTCTAAAACATAACTATGGGGATTTCTTACATCTGGTCCTAAACCTGCCATTACTAATCTCTCACTAAACTTCTAAATTCATTTACTACGCTTTCAATATTACCTGGTTTGATATATCTAATGATATGCTTTTCGTCATTTATAGTTCTTTCATACTCTAGGTTTGAAACAGGAGTATTAGAGTCTGCTACTGTAGTTTTTAAGTTATCTGAATCAGTATAATGATTGACAACATCTGATTCATCTACCACAGAGGATATAGTGAAACTTTTTTCTGAATCCTCACCTGTAGCTGTGCTACCATTTGTAAATGTACCTTTCACACTATTTAATGTTATTCTATTAAATGTTGGATTAACATCTGTAACAAAACCATATATGTCACTTGATTGAGAAACCTTTTCTCCTAATAAAAATTTACTTGAAATATTTGTGCTGTGATTATATGATACAATGTCTGTAGAACTAGAAGCCACTAAACAAGTGCCTGCATATTTTCTATCTATAAATTTATTAAATAATATATTTGACTTAGGCCAGTCATTTAAGTCTTGTAAATTTTCATTAACTAAAAAGAAGGTCCAATATAAAGTGCTGTCACCATATAGTTTTGTTGCAACTACATCTGGTCGTTCACCTTCACTTATTCTATGATATTCATAACCAGAAATATCTTCTTGTAAATAACTCCAAACACCAACTTTACGAAATAAATCTTTAGCACGATAATATTTACCGTCACTTTTGAAATCGTATACTATATTTGGTATGTGTTTAAAAAATCCTGTGGCCATTCTTTATTCCTTTAACTCCTGCGCCACTACGGAAGGATGCATAGTTTCTAACAGATCATCTGCATTCTCTTCCGGAGCGTCCTTATTCACCGATGTGGTCTGATGATTAGTGGATTTCCTCTTATTCACGCTTCCTGAATATGCAGATACTTCTTCTGCATATCTCTGTCTGTAAAGTGTTACTGTTTCTGTAAATGATAAAGATAATGTTATTGCTGATGATGCACCGTCATGTGTTGCAACATATCCTTGACCTCCTGTATGATCTACTTCTACACCCGTTATGACTGAGGTTAATGGAAAATCTAACCAGTTTTGAACTATCCCATCATAAGTTATTGACCACTCATTGGGTAAAGTATATATCGATTTATTTGGTCCTTGAGTACCAGGTAGAGACATTTTCTTAAATGCATGTATCATCTGTCTTATCGTTCTAGATTCTGTTGCATTTTTAGGCCTTAGTGTAAATGTGTAATTGTAAGTCCTAAAGTTCACACCTTCAAAGAGTTGATACTTTAATGGATTTTCTACTTGTCCCATTCCCTGTCTAATTAAATCGGTACCAGGTGCCATGTTTATGAAGGCTTGATAGATATCATCCATATTCCACTCATATTCTTTTGAAGATGAATTGATTCCAAACCAACCTACTAAAATCCGACTTAAAATATCTGCAGATGTCTCTTTAAATCCTACTGTTAAATTATCTTGTATGGCATCTGGTAAATGTAAAAATATATCATAATGCTCACCTTTGAGATCAGGATTATCTTCGTGCACCGCGTGTCTTCTCGGTATAGTTGAAAAATGAATATAATTTGCAAAAGAAGATGAAGGTATTTTACTACCAATAGCATCTTTTTCTTGATCTAGTATTTCTGGATATCTCAATACAGTCCTATTCTCTGGCGCCTCATAACCTTTTCCACCTAAGCTCATTTTTGACAATGCATCTTGTCGCTTCACTCTATCATCTTCTTGTGCTTTTAGAATGTTATCTCTAATCTCTGGTATATTTGAAGTTCTTATACCTGTTACTCCAGATATCAAGTCACTTAAACCATCAGATATTCTTTGATCGAATAGATTTGATAAATTTTTACCAGTTCCAAAATCGTCTATAAATCTACTGAATTTATTCTCAATAGAATTGATATCGCCCTCTACGCTACTAACATAATTATAATTATTAATTTTGTTTTTTGTTTTATCAAATAAGCCCATGTCCTGTTGTCCTAATCTATTATAAATACTATATAGTTATTTATGTCTTATAAAGGAAAGTTTTCTCCAAAGAATCCAAATAAGTATAAAGGGAACCCTAGTAACATTATTTATCGTTCATTATTAGAGCGAAGATTCATGGTCTATCTAGATAATAACCCATCTATTCTTAAATGGCAATCTGAGGAAATCATAATACCGTATGTTTCGCCGGTAGATAATCGGGTGCACAGATACTTTCCTGACTTCTACATCAAATATAAGAACGCCAAAGGTGTCACAGTAGAAGAATTAATAGAAGTAAAACCCTTCTCTCAATGTTCTCCACCCAACCCAAAGAAGAAACTTACTAAGACAGGTAGGACTTCTAAACGATATCTTAAAGAAGTTCAAACTTATATAGTCAATGATGCCAAATGGAACTCAGCTATAAAGTTTTGTAAAGATAGAAAGTGGAATTGGAGAATTCTTACAGAAAAGGACATTAACATCTATTAAGTGACATAAATACTTTATTAACATTATGATTTTATATCATGAGTAACTAATATACTAAGGAGTAATATATGAATAAAATATTAGTAATATTATCAACTATAACCGCGTTGATATCTGGACCGAGTTTCGCCATGTCAGGACATTACGGAGTAAGTTCTGATTATATGTGGAGAGGTGTATCACAATCAGATGGTAAACCTGCAATAAACTTTGGTTTAGAACAAGAGGTTGGTGCTGGATTCTATGGAGGAGTTCAAGGATCAAGCGTTGACTTTAATGATGGCACTAAGATCGAATACGATCTTTATGGTGGATATAAGTATAATAGAGATAAATTTTCATTAGATGTAGGATATATGTCTTACAGATATGATGCAAATTCTGACTCTAGAAACTTTGAAGAAAAATATGTAGTGCTTGGGTATGACGCAATTAGTATTGGTCATGCATCAGGTCAAGATGAAAGCCTAGACTATGATTGGGTAGATTTAAAAGTCCCATTCATTGACTTTGCTGATGTCACATTACACTATGGAGATTATGATGGTGTTAAAGATAAAAGTGTAAATATTGAATACGCTTTATCTGACACAATGAGTCTTGGATTGTTAGTGCAGTCTAATGTTAGAGATGATCATGTCGCTGTCGGTGATGCCGTATCAGTACATTTCAAAACAAAATTCTAGGACAAAAAGATGGCCGGGAGACTTTTCGATAAATTAGAACAAGAAGCGTTCAGAGCTGGTATAGCTGCTAGAACAAAAGCTTCTATGGATTGGTTTCAAGCCAATGCAAGTAATGTAAGAGTCTCCCGAAAATCCTTAATTGCTGATGGACCAACAAGAGCTCGTCAAGTATATGGAAGTATGTACAATTTTCAATATGATCCAAAAACAAAAAAACAATTACCATATTATGATAGATTTCCGTTATGTATTCCTATACAACCCGCTCGTGATGGATTTCACGGATTAAACTTACATTATGTTGCTCCAAATATCAGAGCACAATTTTTAGATACTTTAATGGACATAACAAATAACGATAAATATGATAGAACAACTAAAATGAGATTAAAATATCAAGTAATGAAATCAGCAAAGAAAATGAGATTTTTTAAACCATGTTTTAAGCATTATTTATCTAAACACATTAAATCTAAACTATTATTAATAGAACCAGCTGATTGGGAGATCGCTATCTTTTTACCAACAGAATCATTTAGAAAAGTTAGTAAAGATAGCGTATGGAAAGAAAGTAGGAAGGCATTCTAATGAACATAAATCGTTTCATGGCAAATATAGATAACATGACTAGAACTAATAAGTTTACTGTAAACATATTTGGACCATCTGGATTATCAAGACAATATAAAGATATCTTTGGAACTGGGTTATTAGATTCAGCTAGATTGGCCATGGGTAAAACTACTGCACCAGTTAGACCTATGGATGGTGAAGAAGCCGATGCCGCGGATCTTGCTCACGCGGCCGCGGGTGGTACTCCAGGTAGTACCTGGGAATCAGGTTGGAACGATAACCACGGCGTTGAAGAAGTTGTTGTTACTGCTCCACTTTTGACTAGAAAGTTAGAGTGGAAAACGGGAACAAGTAATTTTAGTATGAGAGGCCTCCGTTGCACAAACATTACATTACCTGGTAAATCATTTATCACAACACCACACACTACTTATGCTGGTGGTCCAAAATCAAATCGAATTCAAGGTGTAGATTATGAAGGTGGTCTTCTTTCAATGACCTTTTTGTGTGATCATGCATTTGAAGATAAAGAAAGAATTGAATTATGGCAATCATTTATTCATGATAATGCATTCTTTTATCAATATTATGATGATTATGTGGGTAGGGTTCAGATTCAACAAAATGGCCAAGACGGCCTTCCAGTCTATGCTGTTGAACTACACGAAGCTTGGCCTCAAGCAATACAAGCACAAACTTTAGATGCTGCGTCAGGTGAGATTCAGAAGTTAACAGTTTCTTTTGCTTATAGAAATTGGACATCATCTTTCAATAGAACACCATCAGGATTATTAGATGGATTTCTTAATAAACATCTGAGAAAAATTGATACTAAAATTAGTAGAAAGTTAGATAAATTATTAGGCTTCTAATTCTGATATAAATACTTTCTTTATAATATATACAGAGGAAATAAATTATGAGTTTACCAGTAATTGAAACGCCAAGATATCAGCTAACACTTCCAATAACAGGAAAAGAGCTTAGTTATAGACCTTTCTTAGTAGGAGAACAAAAAGCTCTCTTAATAGCACAAGAAAGTGACGAATCCGTTAATTTGTCTAAGGAAGCTTTAAGATTAGTTCAAAAATGCATTGATGATGATATTGATGTTAATGATTTGCCTATGGCAGATGTAGAAGTCTTATTTTTAAATATTAGAATTAAGTCTGCAGGAGAAACTGCCGATATTCAAATAGAATGTAGTGAATGTAATGAGTATAATGGTATTAAAGTTGATTTAACTCAATATATCGTTATTAAACCAGAGATAATACCTGATAATAATTTAAAATTAACAGATTCTATATCTATAGTATTGAAATATCCAAATATAAAAGAGCTTACTTCTATTGAAAGTAGCAAAGAAGAATATGATATAATGTTTGATATAATTAATTTAACAATAGATAAAATTATTAATGGTGATGAAGTGTTAACTAGAGATGATTTTTCTAATGAAGAATTAGATAAATTTATAGAAGGAATGTCTGTAGATACTCTAGATGTAATAAATAAATTTATGAATTCACAACCATCTCTAGAGTTAACTACTGATTTTGATTGTGATAAATGTGGTAAGTTTAATGTAAATACTATGGCAGGGCTTGAGTCTTTTTTCGTCTAGGCCTCTCTCATGAAACATTATATAATTACATCCATACTAATTTTGGATTAATTCAACATCATAAATATAGTTTAACAGAACTAGAGAATATGATACCTTGGGAGAGGGAAGTATATGTCCAACTGTTAGTTAAATGGTTGGAGGAAGAAGAAAGAAGAAGAAAAAGTCAAATGAACAAATGAGGTAATTAAAAATGGCTAGAGAAGATCAATTTCAGGGAGATATGTCCCGAAACGAAGTAGAGATAGACTTAAAGAAATTTATGTCTATGGTTTCTGAAATAGGGGAACTGAAACAAGAAATATTTGAATTAACAAATGATGATAGAAAAAATCCATGGCAAAAATGGATATTCTTTGCTAAAATGATAGACGCATGGAGAGTAATACCAAGATTATTTTTAGGTGTATATGTATACTTACTATACTACTCAACATTCTGGTTTATGGATTTAGTAGAACCATCAATAGAACAATCAGGACTTATCAGTATCTTAGTCGGTGCTGGAGCTGCTTGGTTTGGTCTGTATGTTAATTCAGCAGCAAAAGAACATGGGGATCAAAACCCTAACTAAAACTAATTAAGATATAAATACTTAACATGGTAGATG